TAGGCCGGCCGCCGTACCCCAACAGTCGGTACTCACCGACATTGTAGGCCAGCACCCCCAGAATCAGCGAATCTCGTCCATAGTGTCGAAATACGGCACATTTAGCTTTCAGGTCACTACGCAGCAGTGAATCGGCCGTTCGTTCGGTGATCCGTCTTCCGAAACTTTCTCCCGGCAACAGCCGGTGCCCGTACCCCACGTACGGGTAATCCTTTTCCGTATGCCATCCCTCGTGGCGTTTTATCAACTCTACCGCTTCTTCCATCAGGTCTTCCTCCACGACGACGACCCTCAGGCGGGCGGCAGGCACAGGAGCCTCCGTCCGGGTACAGGCACCCAACAAGAGCATAAAGATAACGGCCGCCGTTCTCATTTCTGGTTTTTGAGCAGTTCCTTGATATCGGCACGCATCTCCTGCAAATCGCTCCGCATTTGGGTAAACTGGGTCATAGTGGCCTCGAATACCGCCTTATCCAGCTTGATGGCGTCTATTTTATCGTACTGATCCTGTATTTTGGACTCCAACGATTGACAGCGTATGGTCAGCTCGGCAATATGGGACGTATTGGTCGTATGCTGGGCGTACATCGTCACCAGAAAGGAAATGATCACTACCAGGAACTTGAAATTTTCTGTCACGAAAGTTCGTACTTGACTCATGGTTATTGGAATAAGATGGTGAATGCCTCTTTGACCGCCCGGATCAACCTCTCGGCCGCCTCACTATCCCTAAATCCATAGATCGCCAGTACAATGACGATCAGGATATAGGCTATACGCTCCTGCTTCCGGGCGTTCGGGTCATGCGGGGTCGTTTTCATCGCGGGAGACAGGTTGCGGTACGATTACGTTGAATATCACTCCGCCCTGACCGTTCTCTATTTTCAGACGGGATTCACTGGCGTGCTTGATCGGGTATAACTCCATCAGGGCCTTAGCCGCATTGACCGCCACGGCCCGTAGCGGCGCCGGAGACAGGGGAATACCGAACCGGTCGGTATATTCCCGCGTGGCTGTTTCTTCCATTACCGCCTTGAGCGTTTCGGCTACCTGTAACTTTACGGCCATGGTTTCGGCTTCATACTGCGCGCTGGCCGTCATCTCCTTGACTCTGGCCCATATACGCGGATCCGACATCAGCCGGTGACTGGCCGCATAGACATTGCGCCCGTCCTGTCCGAAGATCGTCTGGTAACATTTAGTCTGCTGACCGGCGTATTCCGCCCCGCCCCGCACGTACAGTTCACAGAACTCTTCTTCCTGCGCTGTGAGAGGCCGCTGGGCTTTCGGTATTGCTTCTACCGGTAATATATCGTTCCCGTTTGCCATTTTTTTATCTGCATAAGCCTGAAAAGATCCTTCGGATCGGTTCCTTTATTACGAATAGGCACTTACGGCGCACCTTGTTTGACCACGTCGCCTTTTTCGGCCAGCAGTTGCTCCATCAATGCCTGGTAAAAAACATCAGCCATCGCGTTGGCAGTCGCCTCGGCATCGGCCAATGAATTGATCAGCCGCATATTAAAGCGGATATCCATTCCGAATCCGGTAATAGCGGCCAGAAGTTCGTTGCCGTCCTCGCTCATCACCCCGTAGGTCATCATATCGCCCACCTTAAAAGGGACCGTCTTATCCAGTGTTTCTTCCAGTTCCTTGTCCATAGGTATTAGATTTGAAAGTGAGTGCGTGTCTTTTCCTTTTCGGGCAGCCGGGCTGACTCCCCTTCTCCATTGCGTAACCGTGCCGAGCATACGGCCGCCACCGACAGGGTCGCCGTCACGTCCGCGTCGGCATCGTGCGCATCGTCCAGTTCAATACCCAAATGTCCGCACAGCAGTTCCAGTTTATAGGACGTCACCTCCGGATCGTGAGCCAGGGCCAGCCGCCCCAAATCGATCGTATCGATGTAGTGAGGACAGAAATTGCCGTAGAAATCCGTCGTGCCGGCAAACGCCTGTGCGAACTCCTTTTGCAATCCGGCGTATACCATCATCTGCTGCAAAAAGCCGATATCGAACGTGATGTTCTGCCCCATCAGGACAGGCTTGCACTGGGCGCCTTTACTCAACGCCGCCCGACGGGCGATGGCGATCACTTCTGAGGCCACCTCTTTCAGGGGCAATCCACGACTGCGAAGCGTCTCCAGGGTGATACCCGAATATTCCAGGGCGGTCGCCCCGTAATCCATCAGGATACCGGCATCCTCCTGTTCGACTTCCCGGCGGCTTCGCAGTACCTTGCGGCGCGCTCCTGCTGTTTCCTGCCGGTTATAGGGCGCGATGTACGAAACATACCGTTCCAACACTTCCCAGGTGTCCAGCCGTACGGCCTGTACCGCGACCTGGGTACAGGCCGCTTGGGTACAATCCAGTCCTCCGGTTTCGAAGTCGAGAACCAGAGCGGTATAAATTTTGGGGGTTACAGTAGGTGCTGCCATTGTTCCACAATAGTTATGAGATCCCGGCCGGCCTGTTCGAACTGCTCGGCCGTTCCATTGTTATAGATTGCCATATCCACCCATTGGTATCCCAGGTTTCTGCGGTGCTTATCCCGCTCGATCCGTTCGGGATCGACGCCCCGGGCTATCCGGTTCGCCGGCTTACACCGTATCGTTACGCAAAACACGCCGTAATCTTCGCCGGCGCCGCGTTTCAGCACACGGACGCCGTTCTCGTCCACCACATAGGTACAGAATCCTCTATCGGGGAGCTGCTTTTTCAACGAGAAATACTCGTACTTCCCGAAACGGGTGTAGGTCAGCATATCCCGGCGGTCGTAGGCGCTTGTATTATCGACAAAGAAATAATCTTTCCCTTCCCTCTCGCCTTCGCGCCGGGGCGCGTAGTGGTCGAGATGATCGCCGGGATGCCGAATTCTTTTTGCAGGAACTTCGACAGATGGGTCTTGCCGGAACCCGAAGCTCCTACGATGGCAATGATAATCGGTTTCATACGGTAAATAATAGGGAGGTTTTATAGGTATTGAGGGTATTGCAGCCCGAATAATCGCTGTATTTTATCCCGCCCGTCAGGATCGCCACTTTCCCTTTAAGGACGGCGACCTCACTGCGGTGCGCCTGGTAAAAATCGCTCCACAGCACGGCTTCCAACAGGTCGTTATTCTGCTGAAAGATCAGCTTGCAGAATTTTTTACGTTCCCCCGTGGTTTTATCGGTATAAGCCACTTCCTGCACCTCGGTCACCGTAGCGCATACGGCCGCCCGGCGGCCTTCGTTATCCGGGTCGAGTACATCCCGTAGACTCATATAGGACGCTTTACCCTTGACGGCCGCCTTCGCCTGGCTGTTGTCGTAGATCCGGCGGTAATCTATCGAGCCGATGCCCGAAACGGCTATCTGCTGCATCGACCAGAAATAGTGCTTGTCGGTCAGCGCCGGCGGGAACTCTTTTTCTCCCAACAGGAAGCCCAATTCTTTCGCAGCCCGTTCCAGCAGGCCGTAGCGTTCGGTCACCGCCTTGATTCCTTCCACCCTGTCGAAACAGCCCGAAAGGATCAGATGCTTTACGTGCAGGGCGTTCACCGGTACCCGCACCGCTTCGTCCGAGTTGTCCGGATCGTCCCAATAGGCGTACTTTTTCAGTTTGTAACGAAATATCCGGTGGATAAAATTCTCTACTGAGGCATACTCTCCGCCCCGTTCCCGTTCACCTACTATATAGTCCACGGTCTTAACGCCGATCATCTTGATCCTCGTGAGCGACCAATAGATCTCGTTGGTCGTGTAATCGGTAAAGAATTTACTCCGGGATACATTTACATCCGGAGGGACGATACGTGCGTCGGAGCATTGTTCCATCTCGGACATCAGGGCCGGGATATCCTTGTCGTCCGCCCACTGGAGGGCCACCGTATAAAAGGCTGTGGGATAATTTGCTTTCAGCCACGCCCCACAGAAGGCCGTCAGCGCATAGGCTGCCGCATGACTGCGGTTAAAGCTGTACTTGCCGGCCGTTTCTATCTTATGCCATATCTCCTCCGCCTCATAATCGGGACAACCGTTCCCCTCAGCTCCCCGGATAAAATCTTCTTTCAGGCTCGCCATCAGGTCGGCTTTCTTCTTGCCGATGGCCTTACGCAGGTAATCGGTCTTTCCCAAGTCGAATCCCCCGAGGGTATGGGCGATCTGCATGAACTGTTCCTGGTAACACATGATCCCGTAAGTATTCTTGGTCGCCTCATAAGTACCGAAATTATAGACCGGTGCCACCTCGCCGCGTTTGTAGCGCACGTAATCGTCCGTAGCGCCAATCTCCAGCGTAGCCGGGCGGTACAAGGCATTGGCCGCTATCAGGTCCTCGATACAGTCGGGCCGCAGATCCATCAGAAACCGTGTGATCCCCCGTGAGGCAAACTGGAATACGTTCTGCGTATAGCCCTGCGCAAGCAATCGGTAGGTCTTCTCGTCGGCCAGTTCGTCGTGGGTAATACGCTCGATCGTGTACTCTTTACCGTAGATACGGTTCACGATACCTATCACCGCACTCAGCTTCGCCAGTTCTTTGGTGGCCAGCACGTCCTCTTTCAGCAGTCCAATCTCGTCCACCGTATAGCCGTCGAATTCGGACACCAACAGGCCGTCCATCTTGCGGATCGGAAGGAAGTCGTAGCACTCCACCGGTTGTCCGTCGCGGGCCGCGGGCGTCACGATAATGGCCGAAGCGTGGATCGACGCCGCCCGGGGCTGCCCCATGATCGTACGGATGTCCTCTATCACCTGCGGGTAGTCCTGCACGAACCGTTTCACTTTCTTGTTCACGGCCGCCAGGCGGAACAGTCCCGTCCAGTCCGTATTGTCGTCGAAAATCGCCGTAATGTAATTTACCAGGCTGTGCGGTAACCGGTGTACGCGTGCCACATCCTTGACGACCGCTTTGAGTTTCATCGTGGAGAACGTGCCGGCGGAGAACACCCGCTGGGCGCCGCCGACGTTATACCGCTCTTCCAGATATTCTTTGATCTCCTGACGGCGGTCGGAGGCATAGTCCACGTCGATATCCGGCAGGGCCGAATGCCCGCCTTCCACCAGTCCACGATCTACATAGGCATCCCGGACACTCATGGTCTTCCGGGCCTTTTTGATGGTTACACTCTCTATTTTCATCGCCCATTCAAATTCCATAATACATCGCGTCGGTCAAAGCGGATATCGTCCCCTTCCCGGAGCCGGTCGGCATAAACTTTCATCATCTTCCCGCCGCGCTCCACCCAGAACTGCGCATCCCGGTCGAACAGGTAACTCCGCCCGCCTATCGTAATCTCCACATAACTGCTCCCGGCTTCCACGGACACATCCTCTCCCAACACCGTAATTTCTTCCACCCAGTTCAGCCCGCACCGCTCCGGCACCAGAAAACGGGAAAACAGCAGATCGTAAGCCACCGGGTCGATCGACGTGATACCCAACAGGTACGAGACCAACGATCCCCCGGCAGATCCCCGGCCCACACCCGTAGCGATCCCCCGCCGGCGGGCTTCGGCCACCATGTCCCACTGGATCAGAAAATAGTCCACGTTGTTCGTACTCTCGATCACGTACACTTCCTCTTCCAACCGCTTGCGGTAGTCATCCCGACGCATTTCGGAAACCTTAGTCCGCAGTCCTTCTTCGAGCAGGGCGCGTAGCATCCTACGGCTGTCGCCGTAACGTTCTTTCTCCTCGGAACGCAGAATATACCGGGGCATGAACATTCGTCCCGTTTCATAGGATGCCGTGGCTCCCTGGGCAATTTTTACCGTGTTTCGGCACATCTTCCCGAACAGCCCATCGAAGTCCCACTGCGGCCCGAACAGGGGGCGCAAGGCGGCGTAGTGTTCGTCCACATCCTTGAAATACTGATCTTCACTCTGGCGGTGGGCGGCACCCGATGCGATCTTGTTCAGGATCATTTTACTGCGGGCATCGTCCTTATCGGGGTAATAGCAGTCCGTTATCAGTACCGGTTCCACGCGGAAGGTCTTCAGGCTCTTCACATAGAAAGTGTGAAAGAACTGCCTGACGGCCTCCAAAGCCTCTCGATCCACGCGCTCAGCCTTGTACTGCGACACATCCACCTGGTAATAAACCCCGTCGAAATACGTCTGAAAACCCTTGACCAGTTGCAGGCACCGCTGCATCCAGTAGGAAGACAGCGTACCGAGCACCAGCACGTTTCCTTTACCGCGACACAGCAGTTCCTTGTAACCTATCGTATGGTCTTCGGAGTCCACCATGATCTCCTTCTGGATCCGTAGCAGGTTTTGCAACCCCTCCCGGCTCTGGCAGTAGATCTTCACGTCCACCAATTCGTCCCGGTATTTCATCGTGCACGAATAACCGAATACATA